GATAAGTTGATAACTTTAATAAGTTCTATCTTACAAACGTCCTCCGCGCTGGCGTTATAGTCGGCGATTTTGTTAATCCGATATAAAACGCCGTCCACATAAACAAGCTTTGAAAAATCAAGCGCATAAATATCGCGGTTCGTCAACCGGATGGTTGCGGTAACCAGGCGGCTGTCCTTATCTGTAATTTCTGCCATATAAGGACTCCAATAAACATTAAACTGATTCACATTTAAAGCGCCGGAAGCCAATACAAAAAATAATTCCTTTGGCGTTCCGAAATGGATATCATTATTAGGTGCATCTGGATCGTCAAGGTGGCCGGCATAACCGTAGGCCGTTTGGCTCGATAATACAGTCGTGCCATCGGTATCTAAAATATTCCACAAAGCCACGCCGGTAACTTTTTTCGTTTGTAGTAAACGAATACAGCTATCTGTATTTTCTTCGACCAGTGTTGTTGTGCCTGTTCGTTTAAAGATAGTAGTATATACTTTTTCTTCGCCGGAATAGCCTACCAACGGCGAGCCTGCAAATATTACTTCAACCGTTGTTTTTTCGTGTGCAAATTCGAACTCCGAATCGTACAGGTACGACCCATAATTTTGGTTATACCTTTTTTTATACAAATCATTATAGAAGTCGCTATCTTCTTTAAAATTAAATTCGTAATAACGGGAGAGCAACTCAGCCATCGGCTTAATGCGCATAGGCTTTGAACGGTCTATTTTTGCGGAATAGTCCACGCCGTTAAACGGGTTCGCATCGTAGAAGTCTACGAAAGGTGCTATGAATACTTTTTTATCCGAATGCCTATCTTCGTAAATGTACAGGTTGTGCAGCTTCACGATGCTACTGAGGAAATCTTTTTGTAAAACTTTTTTCGGTATCGCGTCATTTACTTTGATAGTATCGCCGAGCAAAACGGTTGTAGCAATAGCCGCCGCGCTGGTTATATCTATATTCGCTGTAAATTCCGCCGTGGATGCGGCAACCAAACTACTGGCAGTTACAACAAAATAATCGCCGGGCGAAAAGGTTATCGCGCTAATTGACAAATCAAATGCAGTCCCTATTTCAGTTACTACTACCTGGTTTATAATTACGCCATTTTTTTTTAGAGTTAGCCGCACCGGGTCGGGATAATCGGTGTACGATTCTATTACTACCGTTAGCGCAATATTTGTTACGGTCGGAGTTGCGCCGGCATAGTTGAAAGTTGCATTATCAGCTGTAGTGAAAGCGCCCAAAGTTCCTGAAGCAAAAACAATATCTTTGCTCGCCGCGCCGGCATTATCCTGCAACGCCGCCACCCGTGCGAGTATCGCCGTGTTAAGCGCCTGTAAAACTTTTTGCGCATGCGGGATAGTGAGCGCTTTAAACCGATCGGTATCGAAAAGGGCACATTCATAGTCGTAATCAGCCGCGGTAAAAAGTTTGTCGATGTATTCCTTTGCATACAACGCTGGGCGAAAGGTTCCGTACTTCCAACTATGTTTAGCGCTCGAATAATTACCGTAGTCAACCAATGGAAATAATACTCCGCTACCGGGTGTCGCATCCCAGCTGGCTGTAATATTCGCAACGCTATATTCCAAGTCATAGGCCGAGAAATCTAAATCCTCTAGCTTTCTGTTTCCCAACGCGGAAACCAGCCCGCCGAGTTCGCCCGTTACTGAAGCCTCAAACTCTACCGTATCACCGTCAACGATAATTTCTAAAATCCTAAATACACCTTTAAATACTTGTATGTTTTCCGAAAAGATTATAGCGCGCGCGCTCACCGCCGCGTTATAGTTGTAGTTTATATTGGTCGCTGTCGGGTCATAGGTAGCGCCGCTTTCGACCTGAAAAATATTTCCGAATACTTTTTTATTCCTAGCCGTGCCTGGTAATATAATCGTTTTTGAATAGGCCGTGTTCTTTGCCCCAAAATCTTTTATATCATCAAGCGCAAAAGTCAGCAGGGTTGAAAAATCGGGGCTGATATCGACCTGATATTTTTCTATGAATAGTTCAATCATCGTGACTGGGTTTTATAAGCGGTGCCGAAATTTAAGTCGATGCCGAGGCTTTTTGTGCCATCCACTATATGTTCGCATTGTTCATAATTAGTCGCAGCCATTACGACTGGATATAACACCTCGCTATCTTCCAGGTATACAAGCGGGCTGGTAACCAGTTGGGCCAGCCATTGAAAATCCGTGTCGCTCAATAGGTCAGTGTATATCCTTAATTTTTCTTTAAACTTGATGGCAAAGCTGGTTTGCTGTTCGTGCATGATACTGCCGGTCTTAAACGTAACGGTACCGGAACCGTCCACACGATAGCCGGCCTGCTGATAGTCTTTTCTCTCGATGTCAAAAGTTTTTTTCCGCGCCTTATTAAATAACATCGTTTCAAATCCGCCGTACTTATTAAGAAAATGTACGGGGTAATTCGTGTAATTACCAGTGCAGATTATCCGCACGGTGTACGTAACACCGCCGACCGCTACCGTATAACCTGTTGATGCGCTCGTAAAGTTTCCCGAGTAATCCGTATTAATTGCGCCCGGTGAAATATTAAGCACCTGCAAAGTATTGGCCGCCGTTGGTGTTATTGTCTTTGTTCGTGTGGCTGTGCCGCCGGTTATTACTACGGTAAACGGCGTAGTGGTGGCGCTGAAGTATGGCAAATAAAAATTATTGTTCGTGAATAACAAATCAAACGTAGTGTCGCGGACCGTCAGCGGCTTTGCCGTCAGGCTGGATATTGCGCTGGTTCCTGCGGTCCTGCCGTTATAATGATTGAAATATACGCGGGGTGAATCGGTATGTACCACGGCACCCAATGTGCCGCCGTATTCTTCGCGCAATTTTACTACCACGGAAACAGAAAACGCACCCTCGCCAAGCTCCTGCGCTAATATCCCGCTGCCGGTCGGGGCCAGCGAGGCCGCAACATAACCCCTAACAATATTACCGATATCAAAAATACCGTAACCAGTAGCAGGATTCGGCATTACTTTGCCGGTAAATTCAAGCGTACCGTTGATATACACTTCATATACGTACTTGTAATTTACATAAGTAACCGGGTCGGCGGCGTGCGCATCGGAGGCTGTATAAACGAGCGCATCATTTACGCTGCTATATGCTGCCGGGGTGGCTGATAGTGTCATAAGTTTTTAATTTTCTCTTAACTGAAATTTTATTGCTTTGTTTTTCGCTTTCTCAATAACGCCGCGATGATAGGCCTGTACCGCTTCCATCCCGCCGCGCTTATACGCGTCCTTTAACTGCTGCTTGTGTTCTACGGCCACCATTACCGGAACTTCGATTTGGTAAAGTTCTTCATCCGATTTTACAAACTTTTCAAGCGGCGTGAGTTTAAGCTCCCAACCGGCCATTAATACTAATTCTGTTTTCCACTCAAACACGGTAGGCATGCCCGCCGCTACTTCGTTTAACTTACTTGCAATTTGTTTGTTCATAGCTATTTGTTTAAAAAATTAATGATATCAATTTTTACCGCTTCGCCCATTTCCTTTTCGATAACGATTTGCATTTCCTTTGTCGCATCCCTCCAAAAGTTTGTCGGCTTCAGCCCTTTGCGCCGGATAAAGAATGCCACCTTAACCGCTTCTTTAACCTCCGCGCTTTCGATTCTTTTACCCCGTTTTTCACGGTGCGAAATTCCTACCTTAACATTCCTGGCGCTGCTACCTTCCCGGGCCAGCCATTCCATCAATGATTTTACAAACGGGGTAATACCTCCCGTATGTTTGCCGCGCTTGCCCTGCCGGAACTGAAACCTGCTGCCACGGTTCACCGCCCAGCCATTCACGCCCTCGTCAACAAAACTAGCGTAGCTGGCCGCCTGAATACCGATGCTGTATTTAGTTCCGTCAATCGTTACATTGGTAGGCTTTAAGCTATCGGATAGCCGCCCGCTGCTCGCCGCGTCTGCGGCCTCCAGTTTTTCGATAAGCTTATCAATGTACATTGCCGCCAGCGCTTCCAAGGTAAGGGCCGTGTCTTTAAACTTAACCTCGTTAAGGTCGGACTTATCCGCGCCAAGAAGGTCAAAGAACCCCTCGTCTATTGCCTGGTGTTGTACTTTGGATAAGCTCATTTATATAGTTCTTTTAAATATTCCTGCTCACTTTTTAAATAGGCCAAATCATTTAAGGCCTGAATAATCGGCAGCCCGAACACCTCATCCAATTTCACGCCCTCGTGTTCCGCCACCCGTTTTGCCGAGTGGATCCAGCCGTATTGTCTCAAAAACGGATGGTCAGCCGTTGGCCGCTTGATGTCCTCGCTCAAATCTTCCGGCGGCATATCGAACAATCCGTCATAGGCTTTGAGTAGCTCGGCAAAGGATTCTAAAAACACCAACAAATCAGGTAGCACACTACGGGCAGAACCATTTAAAATCTTGCCTGCCTTTTCGATATGCTCGCCCTTATCCTTCGACAAACTGGCCGCAATCAAATGCAGCCCGAAAATAGGGCCAAACCTTTCGAGCCAGTATTGAATTTCTATAAACTGGCCGAAAGTAATCTTAAAAGCATCAGCCTGAAACTTCCTGTGGATATACCACCAGCGGCGGCGGCGCTGGCGTTCCATCAAGCGGCCGGCGAGTAGCCCGTAGGCTGAAAATATACCCAATGGCATTTTGTCTACCACCTCACCCGGCAGCTTATTGATAGCACAAATAAGCAGGGCCATGCGCTCTATATCATCGCTTTCTGATTCGTTCAATGCGGCATACCGCTGCCATTCGCTTAACTTCATCGATATATAGTAGGGAAAATTGATCTTTTATTTATACTTTTTTCATAACCATTCGTCGGGGTCGCCGCCAAAAGAATATTGCCCGCCAACTTCCAGCTTTTGGAAGGCATTAACGGCAAGGGCCAAACTCATTACACAGTCATCATGGAATCCGGAAGGCGCGCCGTATTTTACCCCGGTCGCAGAGTATTGATATTCGATAACCTCCAGCTCGTCCTGAATAGGACCGGCGGGGAAAAACACCGTTTTAGTGTGGACCGCATCAACCAACCTTAACATTAATTGTTGCTTGCTGGTAGTGGTGAACTTAAACCCGTACATGTTTGTAAAACCTTTTTGTAAATCCTCAACAATAGCATCGCCTACGCCGGTAGAATCAATATTGATTGCCGCATCCCGGTCGAGCCTTAAGATTGCCGCTTTTGTTTGATGCCAGTCTTTTTGGAACCGGTCGAAATACGCAACAGCCCCGTTTTCATCAAGGCCTATTATGACAGTCCAGTCCACCGATTTTGCTAAGTCAATGCCGTAAAACTTTGGCGTCTTGCTACTCAGCGGCCTGATACAATGGGTAATATAATCAATACCAAACGGATTCGCGGCATTCTCCATCGGATTGGCCATATATTCCTGTTCAAAAACAGCTTTCGGCAAATGTTTTTTTGCATCGTCTATTTCAGAAGCGTCAATATATGGGTTATCGTAGGTAGAAAATTTAAAGGCCTCCCAGTCTTGTGATCCGCCGTTAAGATATAGCGAGTAAAAGTAATTTTTTCCACGTGGTGTGCTTAGGAATATTGCACGCCCCTTGTAGTCGGTAAGCGTGGGCCTGATTGCCGATAGCCACCCGTCCTGAAGGTGTACAATGAAACTGGCTTCGTCAATGATAGCAAGGTGGAACTTAAGGCCACGCATTGCGTCCAGGTTTTCCCCAGTAAAGAATCTGATTGAACCGCCGGTAATGAATTCTATTAGTAAATCCTGCTCGTTTTTTTTATAGAGCTCTGCCGGTAGGTTTTCTAAAATTTCTTTAAAGAATATTTTGCCGAGTTGATAGGTCGGCGTTATATACGCAACCTTCCGGGCTTCGATACTTTCGTCAATGCTGATTGCCTGGCTTATTAAACTCTTACCGAAGCGGCGACCACACATCAAAACCCGGAACCTGGCCGTGCTATCTAAAATAGTTTTTTGCGCCGGGTGTGGCTCGGGAAGTGTTACTTCGATGGTCATTTATTTGGCCCGAATGATTTTTATTTCGGTAACCTCGTTTTTATTTTCGGTCTTTTCAACAAGCCCGTTCAAACGCTGTGTTATTGATGGATTATATACGCCAGCCATGCCTCCGGCGATTTGGTCTTCACGGATTATTTTACGTATCACTGCGCAGACGCTAATAAAAGCAGGGTATTCTACCTTATTATAAAATATTTCGTCTATATTAGAATATATCTTTTTCCGATAACAATAGATATTAAAACCCTCAAGGCTCAAAGGTTTTTCTTTCTCCCTTTCTACCTGCTTACCAGCACCGCCTACCCAGTCAACAACAATAAAAGGCTTTGATTTTACCTCGACAGTATAATCGTCAAAGTGCTGCATCAACCTTTCAGGTGATTCTATTTTCAACGGCCTGCCTGGCGGCCTACTCTCCGGTTTCGTCGGGCTGGTCTTTAAGGCTTTTTTTGCTGCCATTGTTTGACTTGTTGAAATTGTTAAAAACAAAATTTACCAAATGATTTTTACACTCCAGGCAGCCGCGCCAAGAAAAATCACCGTTGGGCGAAATTGAAAGTGCTATCTTTTCGAACCTTTCGGCCTCAGCATCGGAAAGGTGGCAATCAACCCCGGCGGCTGCACGTTCCTGAAAATGGGCCACGGAGGCGAGGTAGTCTTTGTCAGTCATAGATTAATTTTTTGATTTTTTTGCGTGCTTTTATTACCGTTTCGTAAATCGAAGTTATTGGAATGCGGGTAACCTCTGAAACCCGTTTGTATGTGCCGTGCTGCGCATATAGCTTTAAAATTTCCGCAGGGTAAAAAGGTAGCTTATCAAGAGGCACTTGTACCTCTTCTTCTGTTATTACTGGCGTATCTTCAAACGATTCTACCAGTACTAAGTTTCCTACTTCCTTTGTCCATTTCGTTTCTTTGAATCGTAACGTGTTGTAAATAATTTTCGCGATAAAGGCTTTGATTTTACCTCGACAGTAAAGGTCTACTATTTCCGGCTCAGGTTTTTCTAAAAGAATTAAAAACACATGCTGTTTTAAGTCATCCCGAATGTGCGCCGGCTGAACCTTCTTTAAGCAGTCCGACACCTCCGCCGATTGATACAGGTTATCGATGATTTGGCGGGCACTTATCATGCCGATAAAGTTAGTAATAAGTTTTCAAATTTTCATCAATTATTTTTTTAGCATCTTCGAACCCGTAGGCAATTTGGCATTTTATACCCCGGCTGGCCCATAGGTCAGAAATGGCGGCTTGTTTTTCCGATTGCACGCCGTTTACCGTTTTCAACTCCAGGAACCAAATTTGGGGCCTTAAAACGCCATTTACGGCGTGGAGCAAAAAAAGGAAATCCGGCACACCGGCCAATACACCCATTGCGAATAGTTGCATCCTGTGGCGGTCGGAGGTTGGGGCCTCGTTGGGGATGTGGAAATACATGCGGCGGAGCGCTGGGTAGTTTTGATTCACATACCTGTGAACGGCGGCTGTAAGTTGGTTTTCTGTCATGGTTGATATTTTGGTTATTACCTCAATTACTCCATTTTTGATATTTTCCTATTAATATTTAGAAAATAAAAAAACATTTTATAAATATTAGAGTTTGCAATATTACATACTACTACTAATAATAATAACTATATGTAATTAATAGAAAAAAATAAAGTAATAAAGTAATATTAATATAATTATTTAATAATCAATAGTTTATAATTACTTTATTATTACTCCATTATAAAAATAGTATTAAAATAAGGTAATTTATTACCCCATTTTACCCTTTTGGTATATACTATTTTTATAATATGACTTAACATTTTATTAACTTATTATATTAATAAAAATATCTTATTAGAAATTTTCTAAAGTATATAAAAAAATCTAATATATTTTTAGGCTGATATATAACTTTTCTTTAATACATTTTAAAAAAATGGAGTAATTAGAACGGTATATTTTCAGAGATAAAAACTTTTCCGCGCCCTGTATTGGCAGAAATTACCTTATTAAAATCCACAAAAACTTTCTCTTTTTTGGCCCATTCGGCCACCGCTTTTGCCAGTTTTTTACTGCTCGGCTGGTAGTGCTTTGGGATGCTATTATCGTTGTACCAGGTCTCAATCAGCCGCTTCCATTCCTCATTACTAACCTCACCCATCCGGCACCAGGTTTCCCATAATTCTTCTATAAGGTCGCTAATAGTGTTACCGTAGGTCTGCCGAAACTGCTTTATCCATCCACCCTCAGACAAGCCGCGGCGGCTAAGCTTCAGGCCGGATGCCAACCATTTTTGAACCCCGGCGGCGATAACCGTGTCGTAATTATTCCAATCTTCATCGGCCCAGCCGCGGGGAAAATGGCAGCCGAAGTGTACATCTATGCCGCCGCAAAGGGTAAAGAAGTTGGTAAATTCAATCGGTATAATACGGCGGCGCAAACCCCCGTCCGATACCTCGTAGCTGTAGTTTGTTTGTATCAGGAACTTTGGCATCTCAGCCATCGCCACGGTGGCTTCATCCTTAAAAAGCTTTTTGATTATAGCATCGTTTGAGGCCATATCTTTAAGGAACATGAACTCAAAGTTTTTCGGCACATCAGATAGGCAGAACACGCGCTCAAAGTTCCAAGACTGGAGGAACTTTTCGTCATACTTAACCTGAGCGCCTGGCTTGTTGCAAAGCGTGGTGGTGTGCTTCAGTAGGTTGCAGAAAACATTTTTACCCGACCCGCCGCCGTCCTCGGGGTTTTCGCAGGCTTCTACCAGGACAACGATATAGGCCGTTGTTTCGTCCTTATATTCATGGGCAAGGTAACCAATAGCCCGTTCCACATCTGGGCCGTAATCAGTGGCGAGGCGCAGGAAGTCGCTATATTTACCCTCGGCCCGGGGTTCGTAATTGCGGGGCTGGATTTTTTCGGCCCAAATCAGTTGGCTGATAGCCTCGTAAGGCACCAGCTCCGCGCCCTCGGCGGTAATGATTAAGACCCCGTTGGAAAAACATTTGTAACAGACTTTTGGCGTATCGGTCAGAGTGCTATCCGGGGAAAGTACCGGTAGAAACCGAATAACGTGCTTATGGTGCTCTTCAAAAAACTTATCAAAGCTATTAACGATAGCACGGTACTGGTAGGCTTCCTCTTCCTTAATGTAGTCTTTTAATAGGTCATAGAACTGGCGGACGGTTTTACGGGTTATAATGCCGTCCGTAATCAGGCAGATGTCGCCGCGCCCGTCAATCTTGAATCCCATATTGCCAGCCACGGTGTAGAGTAGTTCACGGTCTATAATAACCTTGCCTTCCTCGTCAATTTCCCAAAACAGGCCGTAGGGATGCAGGTCAGTTAGCTGCGCCTTAAGGATGGCGTGTTCTGTTGCCCCCGCCGGGCTGATATTCGCCGGCAGTTCCCGACCGTTCACCGCTGCTTTTTTTATCAGTCGTTTTTCAACTTCAGGCTTTATCCGGCCAAAGCCCGCCCCGATAAGGTATTTAAAAGTATCTTTGTGGTCCCCATTGTATTTAAGTATCGATAGTACCGTTGCGGGATTATACCCACGGTCATTCTCAAGGGCTGTGCTGCTGGTAAATATATAGAAGCAATGCTTTTCTTTGTTAAATGATGCACCGATCCTGTTGCGCTCTGTTTGATTCGGGCGCTCGTAGTAGGCAAACAGGGTAGTTTCCTTTAAAAAAGTCCAGCCCATTTCGGCAAGCACGTTTGCACCCTCGGCGCTGCCGTTGTAGTGTTCAAATGGGTTTTCTGAATACATCGTGTCCACGGCTTTACTACCCGTGGCCTGCCGTGGTGCCTGTTGTTGTTTTTCACTGAACCCCTCGCAGATAGCGAACAGGGAGCAGCGCTCAGCCCATGTTATTACCGGGATAGGGTTTTCTAAGAAAACGGAATAACCAGCCGCCGGCGGTGCCAGCACATAGCCGCCCTCGCCGCGTGTTTCGATGGCTGCGCCCTTAGTTTCGGCTTTAAAACAAAGTTTCGCATTGCCACCAGGCGCATGGTTTTCTATGCGGTAAATAATATGATACCCGCCGGAAGGGCTTTTATGAATCCTGAGCCGCGCCCAAAGTTCCGGGTAAAGCGTTTGTATGGCTTGGAATAGCAGGGCATCAATACCGTACCAGTTTTTTACATCAATGTCAATTACTTCGAGGTTGCCGGATACTGCCCCCGCGATAATAGCCAGCGCATGGGTGCCGCTTGTTTCAATGGCGGTGTAAAGGTCTGACTTGCTTATAATTTCGGACTGGTAACGTTTCCATGCGTGAATGGCTGGGCGTTTTGCCTGCTCCCCGGAATCATACACCGGAATGATAGATACGCCGGCGGCTAAGTAGTTTTCAGCCTGCTGCCAGGCGGTTTGGTTATTGCTCATAGATTATCTTAGTTTATTTTATCAACACGTTAAAAAAATCGAGGCTTTCGGTTGTTTCATTTCGTTTGGCCCACCATTCATTGTAATTCATTTCGCGGCCATAATCGGCGAGGTATTCAGCGCCTTTTGATTTGGCTACGCGGGCGGCGAATGCTTTTTTATTCGTAGTTCGTGCATAGATGGCGAGTTCAGGCGGGGTCAATGAGCCGATAAATTTACCTCTTATTTTGTCATAATCCGACAATAAATTTATCATCTCCCCCTCGGCCAGTTCCGCCGCCGTTGCTTTGAACACATGGCCGCATTCCGGGCATACTTTCATGGAAGGTGCAACCAATAGAAAGCAGACGGGGCATTCCTTCACGGGCGGTGTGCCGTCCTTTTTTTTCTTTTCTTTGCCCCGCCACTTTTCCGCCCATTCATGCTCGGCCGACCAAAGCCCATGCCGGGATCCGTTACCGCCGTAATCAAGCACGGTAAAGTGTTCCTTACCGTGCGCCTGCCGGGAGCCGCGCCCAATCATTTGAAGGTAAAGGGCCAGCGAAGTAGTGGCGCGCATTAAGATAACCATGTCGATTTGCGGAAAATCGAACCCCTTGGTCAGGATGCCAACTGAAACGCAAATCTTCACGCCCCCGTGTGTAAATTTAAATAGTTCACGGTCGGCGTGCTGGTTCTCCGTGTGTACCTCCGCCGCTTCGTACCCAGCCGCCCGCAGTTCTGCGGTAAGGTTTTGCGCGTGCTTGATAGAGCTGCAAAATATTATTGCCTTACTATAAGCGGCACGGTTTAAATCATCGTGGATGCCGGCGTAAATCTTTGTTTTGGTAAAGGCTTCGTACTGGCTGGCCTCGGTAAATTCGCCGCGGCTATCCTTCGCCAGCCCGGCGGTATCAACCCCGCGGCGCTCGTAGTGATAATAAGGTGCGAGGAAACCGGCTTCTACAAGTTCCTGCGGCTGCGGTCCTACCACTATGCCGCGGTAAATCTTAGGTAAGTGTTTTGCGACTTTAAAATCAGGCGTGGCAGTGAAGCCTATCAGGTAGGCCGCCGGCAGTTGTTCGAGTAGCTTAGTGGCCGTGCCGATGTGTGCCTCGTCATTGATGATAAGTAGACGGCTGCCGAGCGCCTGGAATTGTTCTACTATCCGCGGGCGGCGTGCCAAGGTCTGAGCCATAGCCACGTAAAGGCGGCCCGGTTCTACAAATATAAATTTTTGCTTTGCGGAAATATTTACCGCCGTAGGAACCTCCGCGGCTATCTGTGAAAAAATCTTGCGGCTTTCGGTCAGGATTAAAACGGTCGTACCCTTTGAAAGCGCCGTGTTACTGATTGAAAGAAAGGTTTTTGTTTTCCCTGAGCCTGTGGCGGCGCAGGCTATAATTTTTTTTGATTGCGCCAGTGCGGCGCGAATGTTAGTTACGAATGCAGTTTGGTAAGGGCGTAGGTTCACAAAAAAAATGGCCGGAATCCGCCGGCCCGGTTAAGGTTTAAAATGGTAAATCGCCGGATGGCGCAGTATTGGTAGGAACCCCCGCCGCCCCCGGTGTCGTTTGCGTGCTGGCCACCTTACCGCCGCCAACGTAGCGTTTCGGTGTGGAGGCTTCGCGCTCTTCCTTTGACTGGTTTAAGTACAATGTGTGCGTTTCCCCGTACTGTGTTAATTCCTTCCGGTCGGCCAAACAAAGTTTAAGATTTGTTTTTTTCTTGTTGGCGTTTTGGTAGATAGCCGGGCCGCTCAGTTTGTCGAGGCAAACCCAGCGTTCACCCGTTTTTTCGTTTACTACGATGCCGCCGGTCAGCGCATCATCAAGCGTGATTTCAAGCGTTATAAGTGCCATAAAAAAGCCGGGTGTCGGGAGCCGGAGCCGTTAAGTGTTTAGTAAATTTAATTAAATTCGTGCGCCCAGCCTGCTAACTTGAAACTCCCACCAATCAGCAGAAACCGGGATAACTTTTACCTCCACATCGTGCGGCTTAGTAGGGCAAACCCGCACGATAATACCCGTTTTGCAGCCGGTGGCGATGCAGTAGCCTGAAACCTGTTTGTCATAACCAAAGCGCTCGCACCCGGTGGCGATAGGTACGGCAGAAACCTTCAGGTCAATAACGAGGCGGCCCACCCGCACCATATCCAGGCGGCCCCGGTAAGGTAACCAAAGCCCGTCATTGGTAAAGCTTGCCGTAACGGATAGTTCTGTTTCCATTTTAGCGAGGAGGCCGGGGCCGACTATTTCCCGCACCCGTGCGGCAATAGGTGCGACTACTGAGCGCTGTTGGTGGGCATAATTTTTCGGTTCGAGCAAATAGTTATGTACGGCGGTGCCTAGCTTCATTTTTTCAGTCGGCACGATAGGCGGCTGGCCTTCGTTTTTAATAGCCGAATATGACCAGCCTTGCAGGGCCTGGTAGTCGCTGAATTCCAGGCCCCGGTAAAGCTGTAGGTTGGTTACTTGCATACTTCTTCGAGTTGAAGGCCGTTAAATGTTTCGCCAGTTTCAGTGGCATGTTTCGCGAGCGCTGCAGCCATTTGGTCGATGGATAACTTTCCCCAGCTTTTTACGCGTAGGTACTTATTCACGGCCTGCCAGTTTTTAATAAAATTAGCGACTACGGCCATTGCCCATTGTTCTGATTCGACAACAACAATCTTTAATTCGCGTTTTACTTTCGGCACGTCTACGGTAACGGTTTCAGCCACGGCCACCAGCACATTAGTAGCCTGTTCTACCTGCAATTTCTCTGCTTCCTCGGCTGCTGCTGCTGCCTTAGTGTCTACTATTGCGGCAATGGCTGCGGTGGCGTTGGCGAGGTCATGTTCGTACATTTTAAACGTTTCGCCAGCCGTATTGATAGCGCGCTGCAGGTCCTCCGCCGGCTTGTAAGCCGCTACGGAGGCGAACACCGCCTTAGCGTCCGTGTCTGTTACCAAGGTACGGGAAAACTTTTGGAAGCCGGGAACCGGTATTTCCCCAAGCGCGGCGCAAAGTGTTTGCAATATCATCGGGATTCCAGCCATCGGAACGGACACTTTTAAAGTGTCCATATAAACGGCTGAGGTTTCCTTATCCAGCGCCGCGCGGTATTCGGACGCAATACGGTAATACTCGTTTGTAATGTGCGCCTTCAGCGCGGCGAGTTCGCTGGCGTAGGCCTGTTTTTTCTGCGCCTCTACTTCGCCGCTTTTACGGAGGGCCAGTTCATGTTCCCCGGCCTTACTGATAAGGTCGGCGTTGCGTTTTTCAAATTCCATCGCCGGCACGAAAAGTTTTTCATCAATCAGGCGGGTAAATGCCAGCCGGGTTTCCTTGCCTGTAGCGGCGGCGGCTTTGGCTTCGCGGATAGCTTCCTGCACCTGAGAGAGGTCAGGGTTTTGCAGAACCCCGGTAAGGAAGCCTTGCACGATAAGTTCCTGCTTTTGCATTTCCTCAAAAGTTTGTGTGCGGATGGAAGCCATTTGAAGCCATCCTTTTTGCACCGGGCTAAGGTCGGCGGTTTGTGCCGGAAGCCCGGCGATTGCTGGTTCGTTTGTCATTTTGTTAGGTTTTAAAGTTTAAAATTATCATCCACCGCCGGGGCGGATGGTGTTACAGGCTCCTGGTTGTACGATCCTACAAATTCGATAGTATCTTTGCGGTTCAAATCCCTACCAAAAAGTTTTCCGAGGTGGTCGGCCGCATCCTTCAGGGCCTGTGTTTTAGCTATCGGGGTAGCCATTTCCACAGCCCCGGCGTTCACGTTTGAGAAATCCAGCTTCAGCGGCCCGGAATCTTTTTTCGTCTGAAGCTCCTTAGAACCAACGCCATCGTGAAATCGCCACTCATTTTTCACCGGGTGTAGGTAGTGCAGGCGAACAGTAACTTGGACGGCGTTAAAAAGTATCTGTGTCTGTTTCACTTCTACTTGCCAGTCCTGAAAAATGCGGTCGAGCAAAAATTCAACTTTGTCGATAGGCAAATAATCGGTTGCTTTTGGTGAGCGTTTCAGCCAGGAGGCGTGCGGCGGCTGGTTGAGCAGTGTTTTAAACTGGTCGTTTTTAAAGGCGGTAGCAAGGTCAGCGTGCAAGTCCGCCAGCTTCGGTAGTTGTTGTTTGTTCGTTTCCATGTTGTTCATGATTGTTGTTTTTTTGCGTGAGTTCGTAATATACGGCATGTCTCTCCAAAATGAAGGGCTTAAAATACAAGCCGCGCCAATGTTCTAAAATCCGTTTCAGTTCTGCTGTTCCCCGAAAGCAGCGCACTTCCTTTGCGCACTCGTCAATGTATAGTGTTACTATTGTCGGCGGCTGGTGAGGCTTACTTAAGCGCATAAAATCAGGGTTAAAACGGCTGCCCAAAATAGGTTCCAGTAGTCGGCGCGGCTGATTAGCGGCTGTTCCGAATGTTTGCGGTAATCAATCATAATGCTTCATTTACATCGTCAGCGAATGCCGGGGCAACATCGCAAATCAGGTCGGACAGGATGCGCCCGTACTGCTGCTCTAAGTCGGCAATGTTCGCCGAGGCCCTGCGAATGTTGTTTGCGTTGGCGATATCCAGCGCCTGGTTTTGTGTTACCCTGCCTGCGCGCTCCGCTTTGGCGTTGGCGTTGAGTTCAATCCGGTACTTTAAAATTTCGATGGCGTTAAGGATCTTAGCAGCCTTATTGATTTGGTCGGCGTGATGTTGTAGGCGTGTCATAGCGTTTGTTTTTGTTGGTTAAATATCTTCTTCAGAAAATCCAAAATCGTTCCAAATTTCCTCGTCCGTGTCGGGCTGTTCCAGTAGGCAAGAATCCTCGTCATAGCGCTTGGGGCGCTCTTCAAGGTTTTCGTAATCGAACCCGGGTTCGTCAGGGTGTTTCGGGGCTGAGTAGTGGGTAAGTGGCATGGCTTAAAAAGTTTGGTTAATACGGGGTTTCCCCCGTTTCGGCTATTAAAGGCTCGTCAGTTAACCTTTGTAAGCCATGCGCTTTGCCTCCCTTGCTGCCTGCTGCGCTCTCCATGCTTTATCCTCTGCTACTTTTTTTTCTGCTACTTCGATAACATCGGCAGTAGGTTCTAAGGTTACAACGGCCTTACAAAGTTTTGAGTACCCAGCGGCCACTATTGCGGCCTCATCCCTGATAATAACAAAAGGCGGCTTGTTTAAACAACCGGCGTAACGTGTAGAACGGCTGCTGTAAAAGTCTGATAACTTGCGGCGAACGATTTTGTAGCCAGTAGGGGCGTCTGTTAAGACAATCAAGTCGGATGCTTTCTGTTGTTGTAGTTTTGTGAGTTTCATAACGTTGGTTTTTTTTGATAAATCAAAGATAAATAATTTTTTCAAACAAAGAAATATTTTTTTCTTTTATTTACGAAAACGATTTCGCTAAAGAATTTAGCGGATACCATACATCCCTAAAATCTGCCCTATCCGTTCAACCTCCCCGGCCCTTAAGACTGGGATTTGGCCGTTCACCCAACGGAACAGGCGCAGGCGGTCTACCCCGGCCCGGCGGCAAATTTCGGCGTGGTTAAACATTCTGTCGGTGGCAAGCGTCTGCCTGATAATTTCAGCGGTCATATCTTTTTTTTGGTAAAATTATAAAATATTTTTTCTAATTTGAAAACTTTTTTTACCTTTATAAAAATCAAACGCTATGAACCTAACATTTAACAACCGCGAACCCCGCGACCCATGGGAACTGAGAGTACTGGTGGCCGCTATTATTGCCCTTTGTTTTTTCCTTTCTTTTTTCAATTCCGCCCGCGCCCAGGACTGCCCCTGGAGGTACGAAAGCCGCGTGCAGGTAGTCGGCGGTATGTCCTTAATGCGCAGCAAGGATGCCATGCGCAAGGGCCAACACTTAGTTTTTCAGAACGCCAACGCCGGGGTAATATATAACGGCGTAGTAAAAAGTATTGCCATGATAACTTACGGCCAGTACTCCGATTCGAACTACACCGCCCCGCGCAATACTATCGGATTTGAAACGGGCCTGTTCCTGACCGTTGGCCGTTTTACCCCGATGCTGGAGGTAGGCCTTAACCGGGCCGGAACCTACGTAAAGCCATCCTTAAAGGTGGCTTTAAATCATTGTTTCGCTCTCGATCTATATTACCAGCAGGGCAATGCCGGGGCTGGATTTTTTGTTAATTTCGGTAAATCAGAATAACCTATGACAAATAAAAGCAAAATCGAGAAAATGAATTATATCAAATGGCGTGAAGAAGTTCAATCGAAGCGATAATGTAGCCCTTGCTCATAACGTTCCGCTGCTTTGTGTCAGGTGGGGAATTAGAACCACAAATTTTCAATTAAGCACTAAAGATGATAGAAGAAAAAATGCTCAATAAACCACTAAAAACCCACTTGCCAAACTTACTGGCTAAGTATAACGAGTGCTGCGACAACAATAACTTTGATTGGTTCCTTGACAAAGGATTTGATATGGGTGATTTTGTTTGGACTGATTGTAACGGTTGCAGCACTGGATTACTTGTAGATAATGATGGGACAGGTCGCATCAATGAAGATGGCGAATATAACACTACCTATTGCTTAAGGCTTTCTGAAATTGGCGAAAAAGAGGCTAACTGCATGATTAATTCAGGCGATTGTACTCAAGATCTTATTGAGTTTATTAATGAAACCAAATGAAACAAAACAAACAACCACAGGACTACACTATTCTATTATTGGGGATAGTATTCTTAATTGCTTTTTTGACAAGTATTTAACCATTTAAACCTTATCAACCATGACAAATCAAGTACAGAACCATAATAGCTTTGCAGTAGTGGTAAGTCCTAACGGTGGATTACCCTCATTACAAAATCAAAATAGTAATACATATTGGGAAATGCAAACAATAGGGTATGAAGTATTACATACAGGGAATAAGAAAAGCTGTCAATCCTATTTGGAAGAAATGATGGGAGAATTGATTAACATAAACTACTTTGAATAAAACCTAACCTAATAATAAAAACCTACAACCATGAAAATAACTAAAAACTTAATCATTACTAAAGAAAATCAGAATGATTATAAGAAACTAACAGAATGTAATTATTTACGTATTGAATCAGGGGCAAAACTCGATGCACCTGTCCTGACTACTACGGGCTACATTGATTTGAGTGAAAATGCAAAACTCGATGCACCTGTCCTGACTACTACGGGCTACATTGATTTGAGAGAAAATGCAAAAATCTTATGTAAACTAACCAATAACCTTAAATATCGTTCCATAGACCATAAAATGTTCGTAGTTGAGGCAAAAAAAACAACAAAAGGAATTAAGATATATTCAGGGTATAACCTAAATAATATCGAAAATAAAAAGCTAATAAAAGAAAATGCCTATGTAGCTGGAAAGGATGGTTTCTTTGCTCATGGTGAAACTATAAAGAAAGCTATTTCAGATGTTCAGTTTAAAATAATGGCTGAGAAACTAAAAAGCGAACCAATTAAAGAAGATACTATCATAACAGTAAAACATTATAGATTAATTACAGGTGCTTGTCAAGTAGGTGTGGATAGTTGGATGAAACAAGTATTTAATGAAAAAGAACAGGCTAAGATATTGGATAAAGGGATTAAGGCAAAAGAATTGTTGCCTATCCTAACCAAACATAATGCCTATGGTATTGACCGTTTTAAATCCTTAATTACTTTTATTACAGGCTAAAAGCGAACTATTGCAGGTATCTAATACATTGGATGAACAGGATTTTTTAGATAAAGCAATCGCATCCATGAAAGAACTAAACTCTAAATCCATAACTATTATATTTAATTAACCCTAATGACAAAACAATACAGAATAGTTACTGATGCTTACTTGGGATATGAAGTTCAATATAGTTATTGGTGGCTACCATTTTGGATAGAAGTCAGTTATCCCTATTGTAACACCCATTCATCAATCGATGAAGCAAAAAAATTCATTAACGATATTAAGAAAATTGAAGTTTATAGAGAACCTTAAAAAAGAATTTTATGACAACTGTTAAAGAATTAAGAGAATTACTTGCAACAATGCCCGATGATTATGAAGTGGTTATTTATCCAAAATATTCCTCTAATAAAGTAGATGGGTATAAAAAACATAGATTTAGAATTGACCAAGTTTGTGAACAAAAACCTTACGCTGTTTCAATTAAGGATGATGTTGAAAAACTGAAAACTTATTTTGGTGGTAAAGAACATGAAGAATATGAGGTAACTAACCACGTAGCTATTCTTTTTTAATTGTATATAACGGTTTGTGGCTTGGCGAAGTACCGCCTTGCAGAATGTTAAAATTTAGTACAAAGGCTTGTGGCGGTATTTTGCCAAACCACTGTTATAAGCCGTTTTTATTGGTTAGGCATAATTTTAATTTATAAACGAATGGCATTAAGATTTAACAAAGTAATAGCGAACACAAGAGAAAGCGACCATTACTGCACACCGAAAGAGTTTTATGATAAAATGGATAAAGAGGTTGGATTTACTTTTGACCCATGCCCTTTAAGGTGCGAAACTTTCAACGGATTAGAAGTTGATTGGGAAGGAATAGTTTATGTAAACCCTCCTTATTCACACGTTGAAGTTTGGATTGAAAAAGGCATTGAAGAAATACGAAAAGGTAATGCTGAAAAAGTTTGTTATCTGATACCATTAAGAACTGATAGTTGGTATTGGCATAATAAGATACTTGCTTTTTCAAGTGAAGTAAGATTGGTTAGAGGTCGTTTAAGATTTGGAGATAAAAAAGATTTAGCACCTTTCGGAGTTGCTTTAATTGTCTTTGATAAAACTCTTTCGGGTCAGGCAAAATTATTGTCTTATGAGGCTCGGTCGTAAAATGGCTTATAACTAAGAAATAAGCGAACAAGTAAAACAATAACCAATGACAAAATCACAAAACCTAATAGATAATGAAATGTGGAAGGATACGCCACCAGTAGAAGTAATGGAAATCCACGCCAAAGAGTTCGCTGAATGGGTTGTGGTAAATGGGTGGCATTATAGTCAAATTTTAGACAAATGGTATAAAGGGCGTATTTTTACTCCTTCAAAATTTTCCACTTCCGAACTTTACCAAATTTTCAACAAAAATAAAGATATATGAGAGATTTAAAATTTAGAGCATGGGATAATTTAGGTTATATGTCTAACCCATTTACCTTAAAAGACATTCAGGATATAATGATTCAGTTTACTTCTGATTGTAAAATCATGCAATACACAGGACTAAAAGACAAGAATGGTATAGGGATATACGAAGGAGATATAATCTTAAACCCAATAGTAACTGCGCCAGAGAATGAAGGTTGGGTTGTCTTTTGGAAGGATTATAAATGGATGCTAAAAATGAACGATACCTCATATAAGTATGAGTTTAGCATATCTTCTATTTTTACTTCCAAATTTCAAATTATCGGAAACATATACCAAAATCCTGAATTACTAACTAAATAACCATGAAAAACAGTTACATTCCTAAATTACTTGTGTGTTATGTTCCTCATTTACAGGCATGGTTTATTTACGTATAGTGTAACACCATCCGATAAGCCTGGAGGTGCAACCGGTTGGATAGTTATTAGAAATTTAAAACTGAAAAAATAAGCTATGAAAACCCCTAAGCCTCATTCGCCGATAATCCCCCAGCCCCGGTAACCTGATAGGCCAGCACGGTGGCCGGCTGGCCGCTTTTATAAATAGGCCGGCGGCAAGCCGTGAGCCTGGACTTTTGAATCCGGGTAATACAATAACAATTTGACTGGTTACCGCCCATTACATGATAACTGGCCGAATCCTCTGCAATATAAATACCTACGTGAGCGCCGCCGGGCCGGATAAACACTAAGGTATCGCCCAGCATTGGTGTTGCGTTTGAAATACCCCAGTTTGCAAAGCTGGCAGCCCGCAACCGGTCATAGTTCTGAAACGGCACCGCCTTACCAGCCCTGAGCGCAATAACAGTGTGTGCCAGAGCACACCATGCGACCTCATCATGGCCATACAAGTCAGCCACGCCGGCTTCTTCAGCCAGGGCCATTATTACGGGGTTGTCTTTTTCACCGAGTATTTCGGCGGTATCTTCAGCCAATAATTTCAGCCCCTCGGCCACCATTTTAGGCAGTACCGGTAAGGCCGTGAGCCAGTCGTAATGCGCGGGAAGTTTCATATTTTAAAGATTTTGAGTTTTATCCAAAGCCCGTTTGAAAGTACGAGTGCCGCAATGGCCGCAATGAGCCATAGCATGTAGGTATTACCCTGCTTTTTGTTTTCCGTAGCTACGCCGCTAACATCCGCAACGGCCTGATTCAAGGCTGCTTTTTGCCGCAATAGGCTATTGATGCTATCTTCTTTTAAGGCAACCAGTCGGCGGTCTACTATCCAAAACTTTGCCGTGTCTGGCCGGGGAATGAAAACCGTTTGTGATCCGATAAGTTTTGCCGCATCCCGCTGGCCGAGGTCGTAGGCCGCCCGGATAGCGGTGTTGCAAGCTTTTGTGTGGGTGGTGTTAAGACTATCCACAATAGCCGCTACGCCCGCCGTGTCGGGCTCCGTTACCCTTACCAGCACGCTTACCGGGAACGTGTCAATGCGCCCCGGAATAATAACCGGTTGCGCCGTATCGTTGGCGCAGGGGAACAGGCTAAGTTCTGTTAAAAATATATAATGCCGTGCGGCTGGGTTAAGCATTACCCTTTCCGTTGCGCGCTCAATCTTCCGGGCCGGAGAGCAGCCGTTACATAGTAGCAATATAACAAGGAGGACAAATAACGCAAAGCCGAGAATCCACGGCTTTGCGTTTGGGTTGATAGTCTTCATAGGCTTACTTTGATTTTTTCAGCCAGCCGGTTAATAACTGAAAAACTGAATTTGCTTTGATGCCGGGAACCAGCGCCAATAATTCACTAAGGGCCAGTAACCCGGCCAAGATAGCCGCTTTGTTGTCGATAATTGTCTGCATTTTATTTTGATTTGATTAATAAAATCTTTGCCGAAACTGCTTTGATGTCCAAAATTTCCTCGTGTTCAAAATATTTTCGCTTGTCCATGTACACACACGATAGCACGCCGTCCACCAATCTTTCACCTATTCGAAAATTCCAAGCCTGCTTAACGTGCCACATTCTATGAGCTATGGCCACACCTTCAACCGCGCTGTCCTCGTCTGTGGTGGCGAATCCGCATGGTGCCTCTTCCAGTTCTTCCAACATTTCAGATACGGGGCTGCATGGGATCCCCTGGAAGTCGTTGATAATAGACGGCGTATTGCTGTCCACTACCTCGTGCGTCATGCTGCTGCGCTTCAAGCTGATACCGCCCAGCGTGGTAACGCCGTTGTGGTATTCGATAACGCAAACTCGGTTAAAACCAAAGCGTTCCTTTAAAGCTTCAAGTTCCTTTTTAATCAATACATCGCGGGAGGTGGCCTTCTTTAAATCGTTGGCCATATTCCCTTTTTTTCTGCGCTGCTTGTAGTTCTGATACTGCCCCTTGACTACCTCCACTGCTACTATCGCCCCGCTTGTTACTATTGCCGCTGTTACTGTTGAATCCATTTATTATCATTTATAGTGGAATATAGATTAGCGTTATTGGAACACATTTGTTTGAAGATAGGGATATATAATCTGTGCATGTGTAGTAATAACTATCTATTGGGCCGAAATAACTATCTATATCTGCTTTAGTTGGGCATGTATTATTATTAGGTGCTAATATAGCTACGGGGTAGGAAAAATTTTGCTGCATGTACCTGATTTGTGCATTCGTAACCAGCGCACAATCTTGTGTATAACCAGGGATCCCGTAACCGCCCCATGTAACGCAAGTAGAACAGGCAACAACGTATATTACCGCATTGTTCGTGTTACCCTTCAGCGCGCCCGCCAGCAGTAGTGTTAAAAAAAGTATTTTCATTTTTTATTTTTTTCGAGTTGTTCAATCCTTTTTTCAAGCTGCCGAATTTTCAAAACCAAAACCTCAATATAATTTACGGCCTTCATTCCGTCCGCATTGGTAGTAACTGCATCGGGCAAATATTTTTCTACTTCCTGAGCCACGTAACCGATGTGTAATTTTTTATCAGGCCCGTTTTTCCAAACATACCAAATCATGTCGCCATCGCGGCGGATAATGTTTTTTAGTCGGCGGTCGGAGCTTACAATGAAGCTGGTGGCGGTAACGGAACCTGAAAAGGTAGCCCCGCTTGTATTAATTGTAAGATTTGTATTAGCACCTCCTGCACCGTCACCACCACTGAGTACCAACTCGTTATATCTACTGTTTGTCCTGTCGTAACTAATTATATTGCCAATATTTGAAGACACCCCAAGCTCAACGGCAGAACCCGTACCACTTGAATACCACCCTTTAAATCTTCCTTGTCCTTCTACATTCATTTGACCACTAAACGCCCCCGTAGTAAAACTTGCTGCACCGCCTGTAATACTTCCACCATTGGTAATATTTTGTGAACCCATATTTATTGCACCAGTCATAGTGCCGCCTGACAAAGGCAGGTAACTTGTTAAATTAGAAGTAAGGGCCACAGTACCGGTAGCATCGGGCAAATATATTGTCTTGCTGCTTCCTGTTGCTGTGGTTGCTTGTATGGTAGTAAGGTACGTTCCGTTGTTGGTAATGCTTAACCCGGTGCCGCCAATATAAGTGTATTGCGAAGTTCCTAAGCCTACGCCCATTAAGCTACCTGGCGATGCAATATTCAAATTTCCTGTCATAGCGCCGCCGGTTTTACGTAGGTAATTACTCAACATCGTTGCCGTGTCGCTTATATTCGTTTTCAACGCTACGTTACTAAGCAACGCAATGTTACCAGTAGAATCAGGCAGGTACCAAGTACGCCCAGCCGTTACGGTTCCGCCTGTCGGTTGTAAAATGCTCGAATAACCGCTGGTAGACAGTGCTAATACTGATCCCTTAACTTGCCCAGATGCGGTTATTATTCCACTCGCTGTAATATTTGCGCTCGTAGAAATAGAGCCGCCCGCCGTAATAGTTCCGTGTAATATTCCTGAAAGCGTTAGATCCTGACCGATAATTTGCCCGCTGGTTTTAATAGTATCAGATACCCAAAACTTTGCCGTCTGAGCCGCCAGCGTTGCGCCTGTTTGGTTATTGATATAACTACCACTCGCCGCCGTCCAGTAAGTTCCGTTTCCATAATAGATAATACTATTCAGTACGGCGAGGCCAAGCTTATTATTGGCCGTGTCGCTCGGTGGAATGAAAGCAAAGCGGGCCTTTACCCGTGCGTAATTCCATCCGTAGTCCACCGGCTTAAAATATTTAGTCGTGTCGTTTGTCTGCGCCCCAGCCTTAATAGCGAGTAGAACCAAAAAAAGTAGGATGTATTTTTTCATCGTTTTTTATTTGTATAATATTTGTATAACCTGGTCGGCATCAATAGCGCTGCCGAATGTAAATATCCCGGTAACGGTGTCAAATTTAAATTGCTGATTCGTTGGCGTGCCACTGGTAATCTGTTCCAGAGGATAGTTACCCTTGTAACATAGTAGTACCGTGTAACCAATTAGCGCCGTACGTGTCAGCGTGCTGCCTTCGCTCCCGCTTGCCGTGTATGTTTCGTTAAAGCTTGCCATCGTTTTAATTTAAAGGAACCTGACATTTATTTGCCGCAAATCTTAAACCTATCGTTACACCAACGGAAACGCCAGCCGCCAAGTCGCTGAATTGATAATCTTTTACTTCGAACTGATATTCGGTATCTTCAATTTCCCACCCGGTATATTCCCTATCTAAAAGCAGCGCTAAGTAATCCTCCGCGATGCTTACCATGTCGCTTTTAACTTCCCATTCGTTATCATTGCTATTGGTAGCGGTAGCCAATAGGTCGAAAAAATAAAACACAAAACTATAATTTGTAACCCTTTTCGAAGCGCTGATAGTGCCGCCCTTTAATTCGCAGAAACAAGCCGGATAATTCAGCGCCGCGCTATCGTCAAGGAATGCATCGGCGGGGCCAGCAAAAAAGTATTTGATTTGTTTATGGCTTTCCGCAAGTTCCTGGAGGCGTTGTATTACCTGGTTTAATGTTTGCATCGATTTTTTTTGTTTGTGCCGAAAATTCAACCCTCACCTTTTCGAGGTAGGCCAAAAGTTTTTCTTCATTTTTTTTTGTCGTTTTTACTGGCATTGCTTTTTTTATTGTAAGCTATAATCAGAACGCGGCGCTTCCGTTTCATCACCTAGGTAAATCGGGCAAGTGTATGCCGAATTTTCGTGAGGTACTAAATCCGTGCCGCTTACAAATAAATTATATTCCGGAAAATGCGCCACGTTGGCAATCAAGTAAGCGCGGGCCAGCTTCGTGTAATGTTCCGCACGGTTCTTGTATTTAGCTACCAACGAGTAGAGCTCGCTCATCGTTGGCTCCTTTGTGTTTTCCGCCGTTTTGGTAGCTACGCCCTTGTTCCAGTACTGATAATTCAGCACTTCCGGTAATTCACTCATTACGAAATTACAAACGGCCATTACTAAGTAATCATCCGTTAAAGTTTTATAATACCCCGCCAAATTATCGGCGGCAATATCAGTAAGGATCTTATCGAATAACCTGGAACCAAGCAGCGGCATGATATACAAGTCTTGCACGGCTTTAATTTCCGGGTAAAGATTTTTGTCTTCGATATTATCGTGCAGGCTCATGCGCTCGCGGATAACATCGGGTAGGATAATGTATGTAACGGTAGCCATATCCTTTTAGTTTTTATTTTTTTTAATTACAACGTGCCTGAACCAGCCGTGGCGGCATTGGTATTCAATCGAGGTGCCGTTATTCCAAAAACCGCCGGCCCGCTTCATTACAGAATAGCCCAGCCGGTTGCTGATAGCCTGTATATCTTCGCGGCTAAATAGTTTTGTTTCCGATAAGGCCACCATTTTTTTACAGAAAGCGCGTGAGGTCGGCAGAATAGTTGCGCCTGCTACTTCCGGGCGTTTCTCATAACTATACATTACCTGTATGTCAGGCAAGGTTACTTTTTTAACGGCCTCAGTCATTTTCTTAACCCCGCCGGCATTGTCGATAATAGCCGCCACACTTTCAGGGCTTAACCCTAACTTTTCACCAATAGTTTTAGGCGTGGCCTTTGGGTTATCTTTTAAAATATCCACAATCTTTTTTTCATGCTCGCTCACTTCCGCGAAGGCCGCAAAAGCAAATTGCAATTCGTCAGCATCGCTGGTAAACACTTCGCTTTTTTGCACCATGTAATCCGCTCGAGCCGTGCCATACTCCGCGAACATTGCCGCGATAGTTTCCTCTGATTCGTCTGCAAAATCCTGCTCAAAGCCAAGGTATTCGGAAACATCAGCGTCCGTAAAACCAAAGCCATTCTTAAGCAACAGGCCAGCCTGTGTGGCTGATAGTTTGCCCTGCCCGTACTGCCTTACAATGCGGCTAATTTGTTGGTGCTGCTTGCCGGTTAAGTTTGTCAGCGTGCTATTATTTGCCATAGCTGCCTGGGCCACACCAGCCGCCGGGGCCGTGGCCGCAGCGGGGTATTTAGATAAGTCAATGCCAAGCTGTTCCATAATCCATTCCTTTGGCGCAAATTGCACAATAGTTGTCTCGCTAAATTCCACACCCACCGGCTTAATATCAACAATGGTTACTTCGCCGTTAATATTATGCAGTTTCGCAAAGTACTTTACAACCTTTTCTAAGTTCCTTTGTTTTGCGTTGGCATAGGTATTTTTAAAGATATCAAAGGCCGCTTTCAATTCGCTGCTATTGCCAAGCTTACCTTCCTGCTGGATACCGAATAATAACGGGTGAGTAACCGAATGACCAGCGAAAATATTGGAAGTTATAACATTATCGGCACGGCTAAAATCTTCTTTAGTAAGGTCGCTGCTGCCTAAATCATCAACGGTCGGCCGCTTCGCCGGGTCGTTGTTATACGCAATTAATAACCGCTTGCCCTCGGAGCCGGTAAAAGCATTGCTTAATCTTTTTTCATTCGCAGCTTTCTTCGCCTCGCTCGGTTCGCCGTTATAAAAGTTAATAAACTTTGAAGGGCTGAAACCCGTTTTAGCGGATGTTAGCATAGCTTTTGAAACTTCGATGTCCGATTCAATCCAGTTACATGCCGCCAGGAAGGAAGGCAGCGGGTAAGCGCCCTTCGTGCTGCGGTATTCCTTGATAAAAAAAATCGTTGCAACCTCAGCATCCGGGCTGAAGGCGTTATATATTTTCTCCGCCGTTTCCCAGCCCCTAGACCATTTGCGGCGATAATAATACTTTGTGTTATTCTCATTCGTGCGCATGCGGTTATATGCTATATGGTACACATTGAACCCGCCACCTTTGCGCGGGATAACCTCCAAATAGCAGCCCCCGAAATTTTCAAGGTCAGGGCAAATCATTTGGGCCAAATCATCCCAGCTTTGCTTTTCGTTGGCCTTTTTTAAATACTGCTGCATCGGCTCGTCCGTGCTGGTGAACCCTGATCCTAAAATATAAATACACTTGCCATTGATGATAGCATTGTGTTTCGCTGACTTGTTGTAAAGTTCAAGCAGATAACCGGGATAGTTATTCTCCGGGCCAAACGGCACAAAATCCTGACCGGCGCGCGGTTCCATATCCGGGATTTTTGAATCCGCAAATGAGGCCGCGAAGCTTTCCCCGGGTTCAAAACTATCCGGGGCGGGTGTATTATTAACCGGCGTAACCCTTGTATGTCGTTGTCGGCTCATAACCTTGTTTAATTAATGGTGAGGAAGTTTTAAGAATCATTTTGCCGCACTCAACTTGCGTTAAGCCGGTCGGGTCGGTGTTCACCGCGCTTGCCTGTTCATACACCCGGTAAAAGTACTGGCCCTCCGCAGCGCTGGCAAATAGGGCCACACTATCGAAAGTAAAGATATTCACACGGTCGGGGTAGCTGCTCGCATCCGCCGCCGCCGCTACTATCTTTTTTACAGTAGTCTTCAAAGTTACGTGTGTAAACACAAACAAATAATAAGGTGCGGTAAGCGTCTTAAATTCGTTCAGTGTTACCACTGTGTCGCTGTGAGTTCCTTTGGTGTAGATCAGCATTATAATATAGTAGGGTAAATACCTTTTTTTTTCGGTCGGGGTAAAAAAAACCCAGCGGTAGAAACCGCCGGGCAACTGCTATGAGAACATGAAAAAAACTTTTTAAGAACCCGCAACTGTCAGACTGGTAACAGTAGATGAATCGCACTCATAAGCCGGGTTTTTTTCCTCGCCTTCGAATACCAATTCGTAGCCGTTACGGTCGGCCAATGTTTTACCGGTCTTACTGCCCCAGGTCTGAAGCATTAGGCCGTAATCGTGGCCATATAGCCAGGTGGTACCGTTTTCGTCAGTTACGGCAATCAGTAATCTGTTTTGACCGAGTAATAACAATTCGTTTCTTACGGCCGTAGTCATTTTGTTGATGGGCAGCTTGATGGTTTGCTTTATGCTGCTTGTTCCGTTTTCGCGGCTCAATGTGGCGGCTTCATCTCCCTCGGCAGTGTGGGCAATTACTTTATAATCGCGGAATAGTTTTCCGGTGGCTTTAGTTATCGCCGTTACTACGCCCGCAGATACGGTAATAGTTGTAGCATTGTCAAACTCCATTATATAGATTTCCTTTACACCCCCAAACGAGTTGCGGCAATCGAGAGTGTAACCGGAAGTTAAGGCGCAGGCCATGTGATTTTATTTTAAAAGTTAGGGCCGGTATTACCCGGCCCCTAAATATTTATCCGAGGTAAAGAACATTCTTGTTCTGATTGGCTACGTGTGCGGCCAGTGTGAAGATATGCTTTACAAACATGTCTTCCCTGTTTGGCGCGATTTTGTCGATAACCATTTTATTTATATCGGCAGCCAAATCAGTACACCAAACCAAGTGTGAAGGTACGGCGGCAATCATACAGTTCTCTGACAATGGCACGAATTTAATTTCGATACCGTTATAAAAGTACTTGTCTGCCTTCATATCTACAGAGAACAAGTCACGGTAGGTTGCTGTTACGTTATAGATGTTGATATACTGCTTGTGGCTGTATGGCGCAAAGATAACAGGCTTTTCAGCGTTGTTGATAACCAGCGAAGGCATATCGCCATAGACTTTTGCGTATTCAGCCGCAATGTTTGAGCTGGTGATAGTAGTACCCAGGCGCTTAATACGCGTACCCAGTGCACCGCCGTTGTATATCATTTTTGCGATAACACCGTCCAGCTGTCCAGCTGTTTGTGCTGCTGCCCAAGATTGCTCGGCTGCTCCGCAAGAACCCTGACCGGTTCCCGGTGTAAGTGCTGCGATAGCTGTCTGAGTGGCGGCAGTTAAGCCGGTCCAGAAGTTCAACTCGGCATCGTAGGACACCTTTTTGCCATAAGCGGCTAAAACGGTGCGCTCAAATTCGCTTGATGCGAGATTCCACGCGCCAGCCTTCATATCCCTTTTAAAACGTGAAGTACGCAGGGTTTCAGGGTTAAACTCATTATAGTACATTACTTTCGTAGGTGTTACGATAGTGTCTGTAACGGTGAGTGTTCCAGAACTGCTCGGCGCTGTGGCTACAAAAGCCTGCATCGCTACGGTGTTTGTATTTTCTGTGAAAATGGTTTCCGCCTTAACATCAGTTTCGAAGGCAACCAAATTTTCCGCTACGGTTTTATTTTCGAAAAGTAACTCTTCGAAAATGGGCTCGTAAGCTTTGCCCCGAATGGCTGAAGGTGAATAACTAAGGCTCATGGTTTTTCTGTTTTATTTTGTTTTTGTTTTAGGTGCTTGCTTTGTTGGTGTTTCCGTGTCCTCGATATCATCGGGGTAACTTTCTTTCAGGTGTTCCAAAACTGCCTGGCTCAATCCCGAATCGCTCGTTAAAGGTTTGGTGTTCGTGTTTTGCCCGTAGGGGAAAAGTGTTACACCTTTTTTTATCTGTAGTGCCATAATAGGTTTAATTTTTTTGCGCCCTGAATCGCTGTAACGGTGTCATATCTTCCCACTTAGTAGGCTCTGCCGGTGCCTGCTTAGGCTCGGCGGCGAGTTCTTCCAGTATGGAAAACATTTGTTTTAACGGCTCAGGATTCTTTGAAGCTTCAAGGGCTTCTTTTAATTTTTTCAGTTCGTCCTTTTGTTCTGCAAATTCAGCCTTCAGCGCCTCAAATTCAGCCTTCATTGTTTCCTGTGCCGGTGGCTCCGCCGCTGCTGCGGCCGGGCTTTCCAGTTCGGTAATCAACCCGCCTGCAACGGTAATAACTTCGCCGCTTTCAAGCTTGTATTCCGCATCGGGTGCGGGGTCGGTTCCAATAGTTACGGATCCGCCTACTTCTAATTTGTCAACGGACAGAACTACGCCGTCAGAAGTTTTAAAGTCAGAAAGTGCAACCGGGGCCGCCGGGGCTGGCGTTGGAGCCGCAGCGGGTGCCGCTGGAGGTTCTGCGCCAAATATAAGCTGCTTAATAGCGTCTAATTTTTGCTCGAGGATTGTCATAAAATGATGTTCTTTTTTTATTAGTAGGTGTTTTTAAATCGAATTTCGGTTTACTGTAGCAAAATTTCTTTGATTCGTTCAAATAGCTGCTCAGTACTCATGGCCTGTTTCTTAAATCCGAATAGGCCTTCGACTGAAAAACCTTTTATTTCCCCGGCTTTAACCTTGTCCCAAACCTTATCGTCATTGACTTTTGCGCCAAGAAACCAAGTGCCTTCCGGGTAATCGCCGGCCATACCGGTTATCCCGTACTCGGTGTTTTTTATTACCGACTGGAAAAATACTACCCCGTCCGTAGCGGTGTCGGGATTGTGCATGGTATTGAAATTCGTTTGGTAGTTTTTTTGGTAGAACTTTTCGGCAATAGCCGCGATAGTTTCTTTCGAGAAAAAAACTTCGAAAGCCTCGCCGGTCTTTTCGTCTTTCCTGACAATTCTCTGGTCAGGAATCATCGCCGGCCCAAAGATTATACGGCGTGCCTCGTCCTTAAAAGCGAAGGCCAGCGGTTCCGGCTGCTCCGCCCGGAAGGCAAACCAGTTGGCTTTTATGGCCGGCATGTCTACGCCGGAAATAAATTTTACCTCAAATTCACTGTCCTCTTCAGGACTAATAAGTAGTTCAAATAATGGTAGTGCCATAATAGATTATAGGTTGTTTCTTTAAAAAATTCGGTTTACCCCAGCCGCGCCGCCCGTGTTATTCTGCTGGCCCGTTCGCTATTGTTCCTTATATCAGCATCCAGTACGAAGGACCTGTTCACGCCACCCGCCGCCGCATTGCCAATAGCCTGAATGCTTTGACTGTTTAAGGAAGTACCTGCCTGCTGCGGTTGTATCGGCGCCGCAATAGTTTGGGCCGCCGCCGGCACACTTCCACCGCCGCCGGCACCGGGAACCTGAACCGCTAAAATGTTTTTAACGGCTGCGAAGCCGGCAGCGCCTATGGCTATTGCGGAAGGTATACCGATTGGGCCGGCCTCCAGGGATTTTGCAACCCCGCGCCAGGTGCTTATAATTGATGAAGCCACCGCCAGCGCTTTGCCGAAAACCGTTTCCCTGCCCGCTACCATTGAAAGGTTTTGCATAGCCGTAACCGTATTTTCCCAGATAGATTTTTTTGCCTCAGCTAATTTCTTTTCTATTTCGAGCTTTTGCGCGGCTGCTTCTTTTTCTTTGTCTATTTCCGCTTTGATTATAAAGGCCTGCGCTTTGGCTGCATCATCCACGCTTTTTTGCCAATCCGCCGCTTTCTTTTCGTCAGCCTTTTTTTCCTCCTCAACCATTTTTAAACCGTCCGACAAAATCTTTTCCTCCTCCTCCTTGCTATCTTTTAAAAGTTTGCGCCCAAACTTTGCCAGTTCCTCACGTTTTTTTAGTTCCTCTTCTAAATCCTTTTTTCTTTTCTCGGAAATTTCGTGGTCTATTTGTGCCTGCTGCCGTTCAAGGTTCGCAATAATCTTATTCGCAGCCCGCTTTTCGTTGCTTAAATCGCGCTCGGATTTGAAAACCTCCGCGTCAAGTTCTTTCATTTTATCGGCGGCTTCCTGGTTGTTCTTTGCCTTTTCTTCCAATAGCGATTTTTCAGCAGTAACCTTTTCGCGTGTCCGCTTCAAATCCTCCTCGCCGTTTTCCTCAATTAGCTTGCGCAAGTCGGCGGCTTCCTGTTTCCGTTTCGCCAACGGGATGCTTTCGTCATTAACGCGCTCCTTTAAGTCAGCAATTTTTGCCAAGGTTTGTTCATGTTGGACGAGGTCGTCCATTTCCTCTTTGTGTATCTGCTGCAATTTTTTTCTTGCCTCCGCACCTTTATTGTACGCCGCAACCATTGCATCGCCCGCACCGCTGAAAGCTTCCTTCATATCTTTGCCGGCGCCCTTAAAATCAAACGTGAAAAACTTTATAATAGCATTACCAAACTTTATAAGCCTGTCCATTACCACGTTTAATACTTGCCCCAGCCCCTCGAATATCTGCCCCATCTTTTCGGCGCCCGGTATCGTGTGAGTGAAGGCCTCATATAATCCTTTTAACGCCAGCACGATGCCCGCTATCAATAACACTATCGGGTTTGCCATCAAGGCAAGTAATTGCTTACCCAATCCAGCCGCACCGCTACTGGCCCCCTCAAATGCGGGAACAGTTCCCTTTAAAGTTTCTTTAAGCTGTGCAAAATTGCCGGTCTTTTCCTTCGTGGCGTTGCTCAAAGCTTTTTGAGTGGCCGCAAGTTTCTGCGCCGCCTGTTCGTACTCCGACGACCCGACCTTTGCTCCGTGCATTTCGGAACGCAAATTTTTGATATCTTCGTGAACCTCTTTAACGGACTTGCCGCTGATATCAATTTCAATCTTTCCTTTTACGTTAAAATCTGCCATGACCTTGAAAATTTACGGTTGATTATATAAAATTTGTACTACTTCATCGGGATTCAAATCTACCCCGAATGTGAACGTGCCAGTGTATTGGTTAAACTTAACCTGTAAAGGTGTCGGCGTGCGCCCTCTTAAATTAGGTATCATTTCCAGCACTGCCGTGCCGCGTATTACTAAGATAATAGTAAGGCCTGCGAGTGCCGGAACGCCTAAATAAGTTGTTTCACTACCGTCCGCAACGTATTTATAAACGCCGTCAGAAGTTCCAGGCGTTGGAAGTACACCCACGCCA